ACAGTGCCGAAGGAACGGGAAGCGGTCAGGACAGTTAAACCACACTCCAATCAAGTGAGTAAGGCTGACCCACAGACTAACCCGCTCCATTGGAAGAAGGCTGTAATGAGCAAGACTCTACGGGGTATCAGGAGGGTTTAGGATGGAGTGCCAACAATGCAAATACACCCATACCAGGGTAGTCGAGACGCGCAAGAATGGTGACCATGAGACACGGCGTAGAAGGGAATGTTTACGGTGTGGGGCACGGTTTACCACAACAGAACACCACTACATGAAGCCAGATAAAAAGGCTGAGGATTATTACCGAGAGATAGGGAAATAGGAGCATGAGCCATGTCAATATCAAACGTTTGGAGACTCTTGAAAATTCTGTTAAGCGCGGTGAGCAAAGGCACATTACTTTCCACGGGGACCATACTGAAATTGCTGCAAAACCTCGCAACAGGCTCTATTACCCGTCTGCTACTGCCAGGAGCTTTCACGAAGATAGCAGTTTTGTCAGTTGTGTCATTGGCCCTTATGGTTCAGGTAAGTCTACTATGTGCTGTCAACAGATTGTCCAGCGCACTTGCGCAATGCCAGTCTGGTTTAACGGACGCCGAAAAGCTTGATGGGCAATTGTTAGAAACACGTCCGGCGAATTACAATCCACCACCCTACAGACATGGCTCCAATGGTTCGGGGAGCTTGGTGATATTCGCAAGCGCCAGAAGCCTGTTCTCACCTATGAACACATCTTCAACGATGGTTTCGGGGTCGTCGAGCTGGAACTTATATTCATAGCTCTTGACCGAGATGATGATGTCCGAAAAATCAAATCACTGGAAGTCACTGGTTGCTATATCAATGAGCTTTCCGAGGTTCCCCAGTCGGCACTCTCGCATTTTAAGGGGAGGGTCAACCATCGTTACCCGTCTCGGGCATTTTGCTCAGAGCCTTATTGGTCAGGGATTATCGCCGATACAAATCCTCCAGATGTTGACCATTGGATTTACGAAGAGTTTGAACGCAAGAAACTATCTAACTATCGTATATTCCACCAACCTCCAGGCTTGCTCAAAGATGGTGATGGAAACTGGATTAGGAACCCTGATGCCGATAATGCCGCCAACCTTGCGCCTGATTACTACACCAAGCTAGCCGAGGGACAGAAAGAAGGATTTGTTAAAGTCTATTGCTTGGGCGATTATGGGTCAGTAGAATTGGGCAAGCGCGTTTATCCTGAGTTCAATTATGATATTCACTCTACTGACACCATTGACGCTATCCAGGGCGAAGCGATTCATTTGGGCTGGGATTTTGGTCTTACTCCAGCTTGTGTTGTTGTGCAGTTTACTAGCCGTGGTCACCTTCGTGTGCTTAAAGAATATACAGCCGAAGACATGGGAATCAGGACTTTTGCACAGTCCGTAGTAATACCTAATTTGACTAGGGATTTCCCTTATTGTAAGGTGGGTGATTCCGAAGCCGACCCATCGGGCCTTAAGGCTGACGAAATAATGGAAGAGCTGTCTTGTATTGGTGAACTGACCAATCTAGGGATAGAAACCCAAGGAGCCAGTACAAATGACCCTGATACTAGGATTGGTGGTGTGCGTTACTTTCTCAATACTATGGTCGATGGCGTGCCTTGTTTCCGCATATCTAGGAGCGGCTGTCCTACCTTGGTAAAAGGTTTTCAACGGGATTACATCTACAAGCGCAAGAAGATAGACGGGGAAGAGTCCTATAGAGAAACTCCCCATAAGAACTATGCCTCTCATCCCCATGATGCTTTACAATATATCAGCTTGAAGTTCGCATCTGACCATCTGGTGCGTAAACAGGCCAAGGGACCAGAGCCAGATACATTCAATATGGTTTCTCAGATATTCAACATTCAAGGGGGATTTCATGGATAACCAGTATCAGTACAAAGTGAGGTGCGATAAACACGGAATGCGGCCTTACGAGTATTGTGAAATGTGTATGATTAGAACACAATTACAGGAGACTTTGGACATTTGTAGGCAGGAGATGATTCAGTGTGTTTCCTCCTATAATCTGGCCCACCAGGTCTATAAAGATGTCTTTTTGAAAATGGAATCTCAAATTAAAACACTACAGGAGCAAGTCAATGAGCTATCTAATAATCCTAGCATTCAGCGCAGTCGCCCTTTCATTTCTGGTCAATGCCCTGGTAATCCACCAATGGATGAAAAACCATGCCAATCTTCTGAGTAGCATTGCCGAAGAGATTCGTGCTACTGCTGCCTATATCCGCTCGAAGGTGTAGTTATGCCATTTGCCGAAGAGTGTGTCTATTGCAATAAGATGTTTCCGTCCAAATTCATGCAGTGGTCTATCCAATTGGATGGGCCTGTCTGCACTGAATGCTTTGATGAAAACACCAACCGATGGAAGGATAAAGACAATGGCGGTAAGACCAAGAAAGAAGAGGAAGAACTGGATTTTATGTGCTAAACGATTACCGCCGAAAGGCAAGATAGTAATGATAACGAACGGAGTGCAGGTGGGATTTGGGTTCAGAGGGTTGGGAGGCCGGACCAATAGGGAAGATAAGAAGAACTTGGTTTTTTATCGCCCCGTAGTCCTTGACCCATTGGTAGGCATCAAGGCTTGGCAATACCTGCCCAAAGCACCAAGGATTAAGGACTAAATATGTGCCCAAACTGTAAGAGTGAATGGAAGAAATGCCTATGTATCTATGGCGGTCATCCAGATAATATTGTTCAAATAACAATCAACAATAAGTTTGTTGAAAAGGGACATGGATTTGGCCCTACGCCTTATTGTAAGCACCAGATTCCACTTTGGGGGAGCTGCATAAAGTGTTTCAATGAAAAGTTGATGAGAACAGTAGAGCACATGGAATTAAGGATGAAGGAAATTGAAAAGGACATTCAGTACATCAAGACTAATCTGGTGTGTACTCGTATGACCTAAAATGCGCTAAAATGTGTCATAACCCAAGGATGGGGGATAAAGAATGGAATCTTTACAGCCTACTGGGTTGTCTCCTAAAAAGTTATTGGAAATGGATGACAACCGTGTTCAATTAATGATTGATGCTGGTATCGACGAGCAGCAAGTCCTCGCTGATGCCAGGGATAACATGAATTGCTGGAACGGGTACTTCAATGAGAACAATACCCGTGGCAAAGACGATATGAACTTTGTCCTTCGGGATCAGTGGACCGCCATTGAGCGCTCCGAGTTCAATCGGCTATTCAAGCCAGCTCTCACATTCAATAAACTATACGACCCCATTAAAAAGATTGCCGGTGAGCAAAGAAAGAATAAACCTGACCTCATGGTTAGGAGCTTGACTGGCAAGGCTTCAGAAGAACAGATAGACCTCCGAGCTGATATGGTTCGCACCATAAGCTATCGGTCTCAGAATGATTTGATTTATCAGAATGCTTTCAAGTCGGCATTGCTTAGAGGCTATGGCGCTTGGCAGGTAGGGATTGAATATGAAAATCCTCGCTCATTCTTTCAAGACATTCGATTTCATCTCATTCAGGACGTAACACGAACAGCCTTTGACCCATCGGCAACCAAGCCACATAAGGGTGATGGTAATTTCTGTTCACGAAATTGGCTATTCAGTAAAGAAGAGTTCTTTGCGACCTATCCATTTATCACTAACGCTGTTTCATACACTGACCCGCGCACACTTTTAGACTTCCAATGGGAAACGAGAGACACGATGGTCGTTTGTGATTACTTCGTCAAAGAATGGTATCCCTTGGTCATTATGAAGCTTTCTGATGGACAGACAGTGACAGAGGATGAATGGGAAAAGATGCAGGAACACATTGGTAAGGTCAAGAACCTAATGGCTGAGCCATCCGTTGTAGATGGAATTATCCAAAATGAATTACCCAGGATTGTTAGCCAGAGACAGACTCAAGATTACAACATCATGCAATACCATCTAATAAAGAACCAGGTGATTGATTTCACCAGATGGCCAGCAAGACAATTGCCAGTTATCTTTGTTGATGGTGATTCTTACTTTATTGATGGTATGCAATATACGCGCTCATTCATTCATGAAGCCAAAGATGCTCAGAAACTTTTAAATTACATTCGCTCTGAAATGGCTGCTGATATTAAAAATCGTCGCAGGGAACAATGGATTGGTACGCCGGATAACGTGCTTGGTCAGGAACAGCAATGGCGTAATCCTGAATTGAGTCAAGGTATGTTGAAAGCTAGACCAGACCCAAAGACTGGTCAGCTTCCCATTAAGATGCCAGCAAGTGAAGTTCCTCAAGGTCTCTTTACTGGCGCACAGGCCCTTACGATGGATATGCGTGAGATTCTCGGTTTCTCTGAGACTGGACAGAATGAAAGCCGTGATATTTCTGGCGTCGCCAAACGCGAACGCAAGAGAGAAGGAAATGATAGTGCTTATGTTTGGTTGGACAATCTCAATCAAGCATTAGAGCAATCTGGACGATTGGTTCTTGAATTACTTCCGACTGTTTACTGGTAAGAAGATAGACACATCATCATTCAAAAGGCCGATGGGAAAACACAACCGTTTGTCATTAACCAAAAGATGCCGGATGGAAGAATTAAAAATGAATTGGCTGTTGGTAATTATGACATTGAGGTTTCTAGTGGACCTTCATTCGCAGTTCAAAAAGAATTGGCTATTGAGTTCTTAATAAATCTCTGTCAAATCAGTCCGCAAGTGTTCCCGCTTGTTGCGGATTACATTGCCAAGAATCTTGACGTTCAGTTCATGCCGCAAATTGCTGAACGGTTTAAGAACCTCGTTCCTCCCGCAATTCTGGCCAAAGAGGAAGGCAGAGACCCACCTCCTCCTCCGCCTCCCTCGCCAGAAGAACAATTAGCTCAGGCTGAGATTATGGAGAAGAAACAAGCCCTCCAAGAACGTGCCGAAGAGTTGGAAATTAGAAAGCAGAAACACAAGCTTGAAGAGGCTGAGTTGATGCTTAAGGCGCGTGAACTTAATCAAAAGGCTGGCTCTCACCGCATGGAAATGGCTTTAGATAACAAGAAACTGGACAACGATTTCACCGCAAAAATGGCTGATTTACTGTCTAATTTCCATCAAAGCAAACATGCAGCGACCACTAGGGGTACGACTATCAAAGAAAATAAATAGTCTTACAATGATTATTAAGCATAGTCAGGATGATTGTGCATGGGTGACACAGATAACCTTAAATCTCTGGGCTGACACAGATAGGCGCTAAACAATCTGGGGCACATTCGATGCCGAAAAGGAGTTGTGATGGAAAAGCAGTCTCAGGAATTATCAGGTCAAGAGAAGGAAAACTTGACTGGTGAAGTGTTGGAATCCTTAGGCGAACCAGCATCTGCAATGAGTCATGAAAGTGACGCTGAGCAGGGCAAGGAAGCGACTAGGGAAGGGAACCCTGACTGGATGCACAAAAAGCATCTGGCCAACGTGCAACGGAAGCACGATAGGGAGATGGCGCAAATGCGGCAGCAAATGGCTGAAATGCAAATGCGGCTAGGCTCTCCTAATGGACACCACACTGAACCGCCAGTTAACCCGTACATGGACCAGGGTGAAAACGCTGAACATGAACGGATTGCTAGAGCAGTGCGCTACGCTAGAGAGCAGGATAAGCTTGAAGAGCAAAAGCGCCTCGACGCCGAGAAAATGCAGCATGTGAATCGTTCTTATCAAAGGTTGCAAGACAACATTGATAAGGGTCACGACAAATATGATGATTTTCACGAAGTCGTTATGAGGGATGATGTACCCATCACGCCACATATTCGTGATGCAGTCATGCTCCTCGGAGACGACCACCAGGCGGATGTACTCTACAAATTGGCTAAGAACCCTGAAGAACTCGCTCGTATATCAAAACTCCACCCATTAGATCAAGCAAAAGAAGTTGTGAAACTGTCTCATGCTTTGATGGGTGGCAAAGGCTCGAAAGAATCGAAGCCCGAACCGCATCGGCCTTTAGGTCAAGTCAAAAGCACGCCAGTTCACAGCTCGAATGTGAATGAAAACACTCCTACGTCTGATATTAGGGCGAGGATGAAGGCGGGCACATGGAAGTAATGAGTTAATCATTACAGCCATTACCCATTTAACGGACTAAATGGAGACTGGCCAATGGCTAATCAATTTATTACGACTCAACTCGTTAGTAACACTGCTTTGGCAATGTTCGCTAACAACGCACCCTTTGTTATGACCGGTTCCCGTATTTATCAAGACGACTTCACTTCGTCTGGGTATAAAATCGGTGACACCCTTCAAGTTCGTAGACAGAACAACTTTATTGTTGGTGATGGTTCTACGGCTGTTCCCCAAGACATTATCGAAACTGTTGAGAACATCACTGTTGCTCACCAGTATCATGCTCTTGTGGCGTACACCGTTCAGGATTTAACGTTGCGTATTGAAGATTTCTCTCGAATCTTCTTGCAACCTGCAATCCAGAACATCATCACTCAGATGGAACGAGACATTAATATTGCTGCTGAACAGCAACTTAATTTCTGGGTTGGTACTGCCGGTACTCCGTTGAACTCTTTCGGTTCAGTGGATATTGCTGGAGCCAAGCTATTGGAGCAAGGCGTCAATATTTCTTCTGATGCTTACATGGCTATGACTGTTCGTGATGGTTCTTCTTTGAAGAGCGGTTTGCTGAACAGCTTTACTCCCGTGTTCAACGAAGAAATTACCCGCCAGTCTGCCATTGGTCACTTGTCATACTTTGACATTTTCCAATCTCAGAACATCAACAAACACGTTGCTGGTGCAGGTCCCACGACCTATGCGAGTGACACATTGACAATTTCCAGTACCGTAAGCTCTGGTAATACCATTGTGTTATCTGGCTGTACCAACAACATTACAAACTACTTCCTGCCTGGTGATTTAATCACGGTGGTTGGCGTTCACTCTGTGAACCCTCTATCTCGCGCCTCCACTGGTCAGAACATGCAGTTTGTAATCACGGCTGCTGCTAACTCAGCTTCCAGCGGTAATACCATTACCATCACTGTAAGCCCGACTATCAACAGCTCTACCTCTTCTCCGTTGCAAAACGTTGATGGTCCTCTGACCTCTGGCTTGTCTGTCACGACAGTGCCCAGCTACAACGTGAACGTGGCTTATCCGGCGCGAGCCTTGGATATTGTCTGTCCGCCCCTGTACAAGCTACAGGTTCCTTACGCTTCTGTTGCGGTTGACCCTGAAACCGGTCTCTCTCTTGCAGTTACGCAAACGGGTGACATTCTGGGTTACCAGAACTACATGCGTCTGGATATTCTGTGCGGCTTCCAGTGGCATCCTCAATATGCCTGCAAAATTATCACCTAATTGGAGGACTAATCATGAAAATGGGCGATATGTACGGAAAGCGAAAGGACTACACACTCCGAAACGGCAAAGACGCATCTATGGCGAACCGTCGTCACGGTATGGAAGAGTCTCAGCATGATGGGTCAAATTCCTTTGTGCGTGCCGAACAACATAAAACCAAACACATGGGGGGTAAAGAACCCCGTATGGATGGTCGATATATGGAGTTCGATGCGTGCATGGTTAACAATGGCGAACACGCTCAAGAGTTTGCTAAAGAGCTAACCAAAGGCATTGACCACGAAGCATTTCCTGTCAGACAAAGGCCAGATCGCTCCCAGGAGTAATCTAGGGAGGTTGTCATGCCTCAAGTCACTAGGACGACTAATGATTTAATCATTGCTTCCTTGTACCTGTTGGGAGAATTAGGAGTCGGTGAATCAGCCGACTCCTTTATGCTTTCAACAGGACTTGAACTGATTAATGAATTACTCGACAAATTCTCTGCCGATAGTATCTATATTCCCTATCTAACTGAGGTTAATTTCAGCATGATAGTGGGTAAGGACACTTACTCTATTTCAGATATTGCCCCTGCCGATATTGTGAATGACCGAGTAGTGGATTTAACTTTCGGTGAATATATTGTGAATGGGACTGGGTTCTCAAATAATCCATTACCCGTATCATTTCCTTATTCTGTAAATTTGGCCAATAGCACTTTAACGCTACAAGCCACCACATTATTGCCTACTGGAACTCCGGTTACGGTGGGAAGCACTATTTCTGTTCCCTTACCTTTGGTTGCTGGAGTGACTTATTATGTTATCAATCTCAGCCCCACCACCATTCAATTAGCATTGTCAGCGGCTAATGCGCAAACTGGAATCGCTATACAATTGCAAACTGCTGGTGTTGGTTTCAATGTAATAACGGCTTACACTGGACCAATTGTTAATACGCCAACGTTCCTAGTCTATCCGTTGAAGATTATCAACAAGGCTACTTACTACGGTGTGGTGCGTGAAGGCGGATTGATGGCTCGTCCTGGGTTTGTTTTCTTGAACAAACAACCACAGGAAAGCTTTATCACTTTCTATCCTGCACCTGACCAGCCTTACCCTGTTAAGCTTCAAATGAAGGTAATGCTTAATAGTTTGGCTGCTAATCAAAGCTTGGTTAACCTTCCTCCTTATTATTATGGTTTCTTGAAGTATGC